CAATCATTTTTATATTTTTCAACATGGTCTGTAAATATTGCTTTTAAAAGATTTACATCATGAATCCAACCAACTTTTTGAATATTGATTTGTGTATCACTCATTCCTCTATCATCAAACTTTTGATGTAGTTGCTCATTGTTTTCAAACTTATCCATGAGCTCAAAACAATACTCACTATCAATTACATTATCATAAACTCTTATTAAATTATCCATTTCGTAAAGTCCAATCTATTGCAATTCTTTTTTTATCTGACATAATATCTTCTGCTCTATGTTTTACTCTAGGGTCAAAAACAATAAAGTCTCCAGCTTCTAATTTATAAATGTTATTTCCATGTTCAAACCCACCACCATCTTGTATATGATTCCAATCTGAGTTTAGTATTCCTAATACTTTAATGATTGGTGTATCTTGCAGTTCATCTTTTTCATGGTCTGTGTGTATGTTATCTTCTCTATGTTTATCTTTCATAGACACACCACAAAACAATAAGTCTAGGGGAACATTAATATTTTCTTGTTTTGCTTTTTCATGAATCATCATTAGTAAACTCATAGATACACCAGCCAAAAATTCATCATGCATTGTATCACCTTGTATGATATCAATCTTTGCATGTTTATCTTCAAATGGTTTACCCATAGGATAATTGAAGTTCCATTTTCTAGACTTTGTAATTTGATGTTTTAAGAAATCTAGAAATAATGGTGTACAACAATTATTCAGTATCGTTGCCATATTTAAATTCTTGTTTTACAGCTTCTTCAAGTTGTTTCATGATATCATCTGTAAAGTATTTCTCTGGGTCATTGTTAATTGTTTTTGCATATTGTTTACTACCATCTGGTAATTCAATACGAGTTGATACTTGATTAAAGATTCCATGTTTGATAGCTAAATCAAGAAGTCCATAATACTTATCAAGTCCTTTATCATAAGTTAAACGAACATCAACCATTTTATTTTCTATGGTCAATCTAGACTTATGATTTTTACAATGAACAATATTACCAATTACTTCTGTTCCGTCTTTTTCTTTTTTCTTAGAAAGGTAAACAATACTAGAGGCAGCATATTTTAATCCACTACCACCACCCATTTCTTTAGACGGGAACATTGAACCAATAACATCATAAGTATGATTTGTTACAACCATTGGTACTTTTGCTTTTCCAAGTTTTAAAGTTAATACTCTAAATGCAGCTTTTAAAACTTGTGCTCTTGACATATCTCTAGTTTCTTTTCCTGCCTCAGTATCTTCTACTTCTTTTGTAGTAGATAACATACCAAGTGAATCTAGACATATAAAGAGTGGTCTTCTTATATCTACATCTTGCTGTAAATATCTATCTAATACTTTGAGTGCTTGATGTCTAAACTCTTGTACAGTTGTAACAGGTAATATAACCATTCTATCTGCATCTATACCTCTATCAACAACCATCTGTTTAGTGATTGCACTTTCTGATTCAAAATACACAACACCACCATTTTCATGTTGGTCTAAAAAGTTTTTAACCATACCCATAAGAAAGAAAGTTTTTCCTGTTGCACTTTCTCCAGCCAGAGCAGTTATTTTGTTTTGTGGAAGTCCACCATAAAGTGAACCTGATAATAATGCATTGAAGATATGAGAACCTGTATCAATAAAATTTTCTACATCTCCAGCTTCTACACCTTCTGAAACGACAGCTGCATATTCGTTTCCTGTTTCTTTAATAACATCTTTTAAAAAGTCATTCATAATTTTCCCCTACTTAATTGCAATTGCACCAACAAACATGTGATTACGCCAGAATGGTTGAGCAGTTTTAAATCCAGCACATTGTAACATACCTTCTAACTCTTTCCATGTATTAGGTTTTAACATATTTCTTAGTGTCTTTTCTTTTTCTAAAATATCTGATGCCTCAAAATGTTTTCTTTTGTAATCATAAAAATTAAAAGTTATCATTTCTTGTAATCTTGAATCATCACAGACTGTTTTTTCTGCAAAGATAAAAGCACCACCATGATTTAGTCCATTGTAAATATTTTGTAATACATCAAATCTATCCTTTCTAGGCATAAACTGTAATGTAAATATTGATGTTACTAAACTACAATTTTCAAATTTGTAACCACGAACATCTTTCTTTTCAAAATTAACATTTGCCCAATAGTATTCATTTTTCATTCTTGCATGTCTTGCATCAAGTTCATTAAAAAAACTAGGAGCAAGTTCTATGCCAATATAATTTGCATACTTACAAAAATGTTGATTACTTTTTACAAAGGCCTCTGTTAATTTTCCTGTTGAACAACCAATGTCAATTACATTCGTTTCATCTTCTACAAAGTTTCTAGATAGACTAACTATGTCATCTAGTAAGTTTGTATATCCACGAATAGAATGTTCAATGTGGTCATCAAAACCTTCTTCTCTTTGAGCAAAGGTATAGTCATAATTTTTAGACATGATTTTTACTCCATTCATTATATGGTTCTATTACATTCTTATAGACAGCCTCAGCAATGGCCTTCATCATTAATGAAGGTACCATTCTACCACATCTTTCTATTTTCTGTGACATAGAACCAGTCACTATAAAATCATCTGGTAGTGCCATTATACGCTTTATTTCACGAATTGTCAACCTTCTTTTTGCAATAAAATGGCAAACATCTGCATTTGTTGTAATTGTAGGGGCTGGATGGTGTCTAGACATTTTTTTAACATTGAAATGCCATCCTTTAGGATGAAAGTCATTTCCCCCTAATACTTTATCTGGGTCATCTGGCATGAGAGATGCCGTATCTTTATAGTGTGCAGAATTTAACCAAGTCTCTGTGCACCATTTTACTTCCTCTGGGTCTAGTTCTAATCCTTCTAAAGCTTCTCCTGCCGTAACTACATCTTTACTCTCCTCTGGGAAGATACTTGCTATATTCATAAATGTTAATCCTATGGCCTCTGTGACATCTTCACGAACTGCTATGAAGATAACTCGCCTTCTAGATTGTGGTACTCCAAAATGAGATGCATCTAAAATTTTGTATGATACATCATATCCTATTTTTTCAAATGTGTTTACAATTTCATTTAGTTTTAATTTTGCTTCACCTGCAAGAAGACCTGCAACATTTTCACCTATGATAACTTTTGGTTTTATTTCTTCTGCAACTCTAAGATACTCAAAAAATAAATCCTCTATATTTTCTACTACTTTATTGTCTGAATACTTTTTAGTTTTACCCCAACCATCAGAGTGTTTAGAACCAGACTTACCTAATGTACCACACATTGAAAATGCAGAACAAGGTGGTGAACCATCTAGTATATCTAACTCACCTTCTTTTATTCCAGCAGTTTCTAAGAAATGTTTACCTGTAAGTTGTTTTATATCATCAGGCATAATAATTGTATCTGGGTAATTTTCTTTGTAAGTAATTCTTGCTTGTTCAACAAATTCATTTACACATAGTATATTACCACCTGCCAAACGATAACCTGTAGAAGAACCACCACCACCTGCGAATGTAGATATTACAGTAAACTTATTTTGTGCTGACGCATCTTTAACATCTTGTAAATTATAAGCTTGATATTTCATATTAAAAATCTATACATCTTCCTTTCATTTCCCAATCACTATAACGAGTTGGTTCTAAACCATCCTTTCTACCACCAATCTCTCTAGGATTTTTATCGTAGTATGGTTTTAAAACTTTTTCATATATTGATTCAGCTATTGCTTTCATCATAAGTGGTGGTACCATTCTACCACATCTTTCTGCCTGTTGTTTATAACTACCTGTTAATTTAAAATCATCAGGTAACGACATCATTCTTTTAATTTCTTTTACAGTAAATCCTCTAGGTTCATGCCAATGCATCGCTCCACCTGTTGCTGTAATTGTTGGAGCAGGTTTATGTCTAGATGTTTTTTTCATATTAAAGTGATGACCTTTAGGATGATAATCACAACCTGTCTCTACTTTCTCTGGGTCATCTGGCATTT